TACTTCCGATTCAACGCAGACAACAACACCTGTTTTAGTGTTGCGGTACTGCCGCATTAGGCTTCAATCTTGGCAAAGAACGCCGGTGCAAGGATTGCCCAACCGATGTAAAATTCTGCCCGCAGATAGACCTGGTTGTGGCCTGCGAGATCAGAACCGCTGTTATCGGGGTCACCATACTGAATGACCTGTACAGGAATTTCCTTTGCATAGCCCCAACGGAATGCGCTGAAATCGCCGACAAGGCCGTACAGTGTCTTTGTGGCACCGGTTGCGGCCATGGAAACTGTCGGATTGACGGCCAGGTTCATGCTTCCGAGCTGGTCGGGCGCAGCGCCCCAATTGAAGTCCGGGTATTTCGGCGCACCGCTTGCGGACAGCGCACCAATAGCGCCTTTCATTGTTGTGGACATGGCAACGCCATCGGCCATAACGCCAGCCGCTTCAACAAGTGCAACGGCAGAAGAAATGTTGGCATCAGCGGTTGCCGCCGCATATGTGACAGTGTTGGTGACCTGTGCTTCAAAGTTGTTGTTGCCAATGACTGTGGATGCGGTAAGGTCATACGGATTCAGACCGTGCAGTGCGGCAATGTCCATGCCCCGTGCGGCCTTGCGTGCCGCACCCTCTGCGAATGTCCGCAGAACGTCCATGCGGTATTCTTCAGTTCCGTACATGAATTCATCGGAAACCCGCAGACCATATTCAAACTTATACGGTCTGATAACCTTTGCTGTTGCTGTGCCGCCGCCGTTGACTTTCGGGTCAGATTCGCCAACCACGGAAATTTCATGGTCAAGTGCGAACACCATTTCTGTTGTGCCGTTAAACGGAATCGGACGAGCATTGGACAGTTTCGCAAGTGCGGATTCGCCACGCACTGCGTTGAACATCTCTTCAACTACCTGTGTCGGCAGGGATGTTCCCTTGTTGATAATATTTGCCATTTTTTACCCCTTTCTGAGACTCTGTGACAGTTCACGCCATGCACTGTCTTTGTCATCTTTCGGGTTTTCGGTGTTCCGAGTAAACCCGAATGTGCTGTGCGTCAAGCTGGCAAGCCTGTCCGCACTCTGTGTGATTGACTCTTCATCTTCACCCTGTAAAAATTCGACAGATTCGGGCGGCAGTTTCTTTTCCTGTGCAATTCGCATCTTCAGATTTGAAACTTCATACCCGTGAATCTTGCTTTCAAAGTCAGCAAACTTCTGATCATAGCCGGCATATTTCTCTAATTCTTTAGAGTGTGCCGCTTTGAGATTCTCAATTTCGGCCTTGTACTTTTCAGCCGTTTTCGCTTGATCATCGGGGCTAATCCATGATTTGTATTCTTCACGGATTTTGTTTTCAGCCCTGTTCAGCCTGTCTTTGATTGCGTTGTCGAATTCTTCCTGTGTGTTGATTGCTTTAAAGTCAGCCATATACTTTCCTTTCCCACTGTTACCGCCGTGTAAGCGTAAGTATGTAAAAACACGGGGGAATACCCGTGCTAATACCCAATCCGTTGTTTACGTTTTTCCTTTGTGTTGGCGCAAAGCCAATAAGCGAAAGCCAGGCTTTCAACTATGGACACGTCCACGCCGTCTTTGATGCTTCTGAAGCCAAATGCGCCGTTTGTGCCGATAAGTCTTTTTTCACAGTTCGACACCGCTTGCACAACGCTTTTTTGGCCGTTGTGGCATACTGTGCCATCGTCAATGGCCTGTCTGAATGCCGCATAAGCGGAAATTGCTTCCGCTGCCGTTGGCAAAGTCTGCGTGGCCTTGCATCGTGATGCTTTGAGCGATTCGGACAGGATTTCTTGTTTTCCCCGCCCGTCTATCACTACGCCAGCCACGTTTGCTTGCGTTAGAAATCGTACAAGCCAATCAAACCCGCCCGACTGCGGCGCACAATCAATCGTTTCAACAAAAATGCCGTTGTCTGATCTAACGGCAATTGATAACGAAACATTGACACCGTCAGAACCGAATTTCACACCGGCAAACAACTTGCCGTGAAAAGCGGGTGTCTTCCTAACCTTTAGGCTCATCCAATCGGCTTCGGTGATTTCGCTTTTCAGTTCATAACTATGCCAATAGCCCAACCGCTGAATAATGAAGTCAAGCGGGTTGCCCACATCCTCAGAACGTATGGTGCGTTCTTTCAAGATCGTGCCTAAACTTGGGTTTGTCTCATACCACAAGTCAGCATCCATCATGTCATCGGGCTTGGAATAAACCGACCATTCAGCCCAACCGGTGTCAAACGCATTGCCCGACAAAACCCGTTTCCGCAAGTTTACAAACACATCACCCTTGCTTTGCACTGTTGGTGGTGTTCCACAAAATATCGTTTGTGGGTTCGGGCTTGCCGCTATGGTGTAAATCAAAGCGTTTTGCTGTGTTGACGTGTATTCCTGTGCTTCATCAATGACCAACAGGTCAAATGATTCACCGATGCCGCCAGCTTCTGTACGGGTTCTGAACACGATTGACCCGCCGTCTTGCATGAAGATTTGTTCCAGGCCGTACTGCTTAGTGGCTTTGAAACTCTTTGCCGGTGGTGTGTGGCCTTTCTTTTTGCGGCCTTGCTCAACATATCCAGCCGCCGAAAGAATCGACATAAGACGCATGAATGCGCTGTGTGAAGTGCTTGTCTTGTGGGCTGTGTGGCAGATGTTTTCGCCGTTGCAAATGCCCCAAAACTCACGCATGGAAAGCACTTCACCTTTGCCGTTCTGCCGTGGCACTTCATAGCCAAATTTCTGATGCACCCACAGGCCGTCAGAGTTCTGCGCCATAATGTCAGTTAAAAGCAGTTTCTGCCAATCCTGTGCGGATCGCCCGCACGTTTCGTACAGGTCAACTGCTTCCTGTGCTTTGCTTTCGGAAAAACGTAAAACAATGGCTTGCGTGGGAATTTGGCTACCGATTCTTGCCATAATTCCCCCTTAATGTGTCAATAAATGTGTTCTGTGCCGGCTTGCTGGTCTGTTTCTACCGGCTTACCACGTTTTATACAATCATCCAAAATCTGATAGATTTCGGCTGGTGTTTTGTTCGAATACTCAAAAAACGGGAAATTTTCGCCGAACGTGTCGCAGTATTCAAACAACTTTTCGTCAAATTTCGTCATAGTTTCCCCATGTCTTCAAACATTTCCATGAACACACCGTATGATTCGGGAAGATACTTTTTCATTGCATCAAACCCCGCTTTGTTCGCCATTGACGTGTCAAAGAATTCTGCCGCCGCTTCACACGCCAAATTCGTGTTTACGCCGTTTTCCATCCCCTTGCGCCAATAATCGTTTGTGTGCGCATAGCCGCAGTTTATTTTGCCTTTTGTCGCACCGCTAAGAACATTAGACAGTCTTCCCCGCTCAACGTCCGGCAACATGCGTACTTCGTGTTCTAACGCCTTGTACGCCATCGCCTTTTCGTACTTAACGGACTCAAAGTCACGCCCATAGCCAAAATAATATCTGTACCAACGCAACCCCAATTCGTCCTTTAACCCGTTAACGTCCTTATTTGCCAGCAGTTCTTTTATGCGGTTAGCATGTTCACCAACTAGCCGTTGCACTTCCGCTTCGATTGTTGCGGGGAATCGCCCGTTTTCCCATATTGCTGAAAACATTTTAAACGGCCTTTGGCTTGCCTTTTCGCCTAAGAACATGTCTATGGCGTGAAAGCCCTCATGAAATGTGACCTCAAATGGCGTTTCGTCTAAGCGAACAGGGTTCATTTCTGTCTGCAAACTGAGGTGGATTCTTCGCCCCCAATCGCACCAAGCACGGCCATCTGTTCTGTTAGTTTCAGCAACGCCAACATGTTGCACGTTCTTTTCCCAAAACTTGCGGCTTCTTTCATCGCCTTGTGCTGCCACCGCTTGCATCTTTGAGTATGCTTCAGACCCATAAGCATCGTAAATAGCATTATTTGGCGGGGCTTCCGTCTGTGGCTGTTGTGCCTGTTCGGCACGGCCAATCCGCGCGGCTATCCTGTCTGCGTCTTCACCCGTCCATTCGTGCTGGGTGCGAACGTCTATTGTTTTGTTCCCGTCTTTGTAAATGATGATGCACCGGCATGCTTCATGCCGTCTGAAAACATCATTGCCCGTGTTGGAAACGTCTTTGTAACGATAAACGCCCTCAAGCCCTGCGCACCATTTGCATGGAACGGTGTATTTGTACGGGTAAGCCCTGCCACGGATGATTTTTCTGCCTGTTATGGTCTTGTGCGCTTCTGTCTTGCGGATGATAACCGCATCAAACCCCGCTTTTGTGTGGGCTGATGCGTTTTTTCTGATCGCTTGGTCAACAATCGCCTGGTGGTAGTTGACCACCGGTTCATGCATAACCCAACGGGCTTCATCGTATGTGTCATAAGACGCAACCTTATTGACTAAACCGTCAATGCGGTTCGTGTCTAAATCGGGTTCAAGTGCTTCAAGACCGATGCCAGCGGCATTGGTCATGTTCTTCTGAACCTGTGCAGATGCGCCCGCCA